GGTACTGTCCTTTCTACTTTCATTGGTGATATCGCTACAGAGTTATACGTTACTTCTATTGATGATGTAAATGCTTATGAGTTAGTTAGTTCTTATGCGGTAAACTTGTTTGGTATTGATTCACTTGTTTCTGTTACGACAGAAGAGGGTGGTCAATATACAGCAGATATTGCAGTAGGAACAGATCTAGATCTTACTGAGCATTTTGCTATCGCAGTTGGACTAGAGTATGGTCAATCATTTCAATATGAAACAGATTACAGCTATACTTTAGCTACAGTTGGTGTTCAAACAACATTAGATCACCTTACAGTGTTCGCTAATTTAAATTATCTAAATAATGATTTAAATACAGCTCAAGGCACTGATGGAGAGTGGGAATCAACCGCTGACTTTGGGGTCGCTCTCAACTTTTAACTTGAAAATAACTGAGCCCTCTCTATAATAGGAGAGGGCTTTTTTTATGAATTTTTTAACTTTATACGGCAAAGAAAAACCTGTTAGAAATGCACACAGGTACAAAATTAAATGGAATGGCAAATGCAGAAGCAAATTCCAACGTACAGTAAGATCTTATTTGTACAAACATTGGCGCTACGATGCCGTATATGAGGAGTTTAAGGTGGCGGGTACACAACTTACCCTAGACTTCTACAACCACACTAAAAAGATAGCTATAGAGGTGCAGGGAGCGCAACATCTTAAATTTGTAAAGCATTTTCACAAAACCAGAGCCAATTTTGTACGTCAAATACGTAGAGACAACAAAAAAATGGAGTTTTGTGAACTAAATGAGATCAAACTGATAGAAATTTACCCAGATGACGAATTATCCGAAGAATATTTCGATAAAATTTTAACTGAAGTGTAAATCTATAAGATGAGCAAGCCAAAATTTGAAAAATTTAACGTTCCAGAGAGGCTTTTAGAGCAGTTATATGAATTAAGTGGCAAGTCAAATGCCTATAAAGGCTTTATTATAGCCTATTCAACAGAAAACGGTGAACCCCTAATACACACCAAATGCGACACACAAGTTACTGAATATGGACTTAAGAGAGCTTTAGAAACATTTCTGACAAGTGGCGCAGAAGAATCTTTTGAAGTAGAAGATTCAGAAAATACTTGACTTTTTGATTTTTTTGCACAATATTAGGTGCATATGATTTATAGTTACGAGATCGAAAAGCAAGTTTTAGCTGCTTTTTTACAAAAACCTAACACATTTGTTAATTATCTAAACATCCTAAGTGAGAAGGATTTCTACGACAAAAACTCTTTGTTGCACAAAACTCTTTTTCTTATATTAAAAAAATCTTTAGAAAAAAACGAAAGTATTGATGAAATAGTTATAGTCCAAAGAATCAAAGACTTGGGCATAAAGTTTGAAGAGGATATCAACATACTTGATTATGTTAGATCTTTATCAATGCGTAAAATACATTCCGACGATAAGATACAAACGTCAATCAAGGAACTTAAAAAGTATAGTGTCCGCAGAGAGATACACGCTACTGGAAATAAGATAGCTGATCAAATGAAAAATGTCAACACAGATGTTTCTTATTTAGAGATTATAGAACTAGCAGACCAACTCTATAACGAAAAGATAAATTTATTTGAAGTTGGGGACGATGTACCTCAAAACATTTATGATGAGATGGAAGACTTCATCGAAGAGCGTGGCAACAATCCAGTAGAAGAATTTGGTATGATGGGTCCGCATCAAAAAGTTAATGACATATATGGTTCATTATTAAGACCCGGCAACATTACAGTTATTGTCGCTCGTTCTGGTGTTGGTAAAACTCAATTTTGTATGGACTACGCTACCAAGGTTGCACTTAAATATGATGTTCCAGTTCTGCACTTTGATAACGGAGAGATGAGTAAAGAAGAATTAATTATTAGACAGTGTGCCGCTTTATCTGGCGTCCCTTCTCATCTGTTAGAAAGTGGTAAATGGAGACAAGCTGGCGAAGACGTTGTTAATAAAGTTCGTTCTGTTTGGGCTAAGATTAAAACACTAAAATTTTATTATTACAACGTTGGTGGTATGGATGTTGATTCAATGATAAACACATTGAAAAGATTCTATTACTCTAGAGTTGGTCGTGGTAATAGAATGATTTTCTCTTTTGATTATATTAAAACATCTTCCGATAAAACATCTGGCAATAAGTCAGAGTGGCAAATGGTTGGAGAGATGGTAGATAAATTTAAAAAATGCATACAAAAAGAGGTCTTGGAAGATGGCTTACCAGTCATACCAATGATTACATCAGTTCAATCTAATCGTAGTGGTATTACCAATAATCGTAATGCACAAAACATTATTGATGATGAATCTATTGTATCATTATCAGATAGAATTACTCAATTCTGCTCTCACATGTTTATTTTAAGACAGAAGACTACAGATGAGGTCGCTGATGATGGCTCTTCTTTTGGTACACATAAATTAATTAACGTAAAAGCTAGACACCTTGGTAAAGATATTGCAGGTGCTTGTGAGCCAGTACAAGTTGATGATAATCTTCGTAGGAATTTTATCAATCTACAATTTAGAAACTTTAATATTACAGAGTGTGGTGACCTAAGAGACATTGTTGCTTTTAGAAATACTGGTGGTGATTTAATCAACACACAATCTGATTTACCTTCATTCGATGACCTATAAAGAAGCATTAGAGGACTTGGGTTACACACTTCAAGATTGTGGTTCACATTGGAGAAGTAACGCTATTTATAGAAGTGGAAAAAACAAAACTGCTCTTATAATATACAAAGACACTGGTGTTTGGAAAGATTTTGGCGCAGATAATGAAGCTAAACCCTTTACTGCGTTAGTTAGAGAAACCTTAAAAACAGAAGACCCAAAAGCAATTCAAAAGTATGTAGACTACATACCTAGATCGCCAGACCTAGCCAAAAAAGTAGAAGAAAAAATAGAAATGGAAAAAATATACCCAAAATCTTTTTTAGAAAAACTTTTACCAATTAGGACTTTTTATAATCAAAGAGGCATCTCAAACGAAACACAAAAAACATTTGAATGTGGTTATGCTGGTAATGGTAAAATGTACAGACGTATAGTTTTCCCTATTTATGATTTAAATAATCAAATACACGGATTTTCTGGCAGAACTGTCATAGACGGTGAAAACATTCCTAAATGGAAACACATGGGTCGTAAAACAGATTGGGTTTACCCACATCATCTTGCACACGATAATATAGAAGAATCTGGTGAAGTTATTTTGGTAGAAAGTATTGGCGACTGCATGGCTCTCTATGAAGCTGGTTTTAAAAATGTTTTGATGCTTGCTGGTTTAGACATATCATCTAAAGTTATGTCTTATCTTAATAGTTTTGATTTGGACAGAATTATCGTATCAATGAATAACGACAAAGATAAAGAAACCAATTCTGGTGGGATAGCTACAATTAAAACCGTTGCTAAATTATCTCAAATATATGATCTCGATAGAATATGCGTCAACCCACCACTTGCAAATGATTTTGGCGACATGTTACAATCAAACCCATCTAACACCAATATATTCTCAAAGTGGCATACTAGAAAATGCAAATGGAATTTGTCGGACGAAAAAACACAAGACTGGATTAAAGAACAAATTAAATCAACAGACGCACTACGAAAAAACGGTAACTGTAAAAAACTAATTAAAATTTTAGATTCGTGAAAAAGGTAGTAATATGGAGAGTTCTCTCAATAGTTCTTTGTACCCTAATGGCAAGGGTGTGGTTTGGAGATTGGCATGTTACCCTTTTCGGTATTTTCATTTCGTTTGTTATGACTATTGTTCATTACTATTTCGAAAAAATTTGGGACATCTATGGAAGTTAAATTATCAGCGAGCCGTATAAAAACTGCACAATCTTGTAGTTGGTTATATTGGTCTAAATACAAATTAAAGTTACCAGAACACGGTAATGATGGCGCCAGAAGAGGTACTGTCTGTCACAATGTTTTTGAACATTTATCTAAGCAAAAAACTAAAACACAATTTAACAAAATAGTTAAAGCTAAAGACCCTTTCGCGGCTAAAGCTGTTAAAGATTTAATTATATCTGACGCAACAGAGCTTGGTGTTACAGATGAAGATAACATGACGCTTATAAAACAAATGATTCTCAATGGTTTGAGTTGTAATTTTCACGGAGAAGAATTAGGTATACCAGACGAAGCTCACGCAGAGTTAGATTTTGACATAGAAAAAAATGGTTATCATATAAGAGGTTTTATAGACCAGTTGTTTTTATACAAAGACAAAAAGACTGCCATAATCAGAGACTATAAGACAAGCAAAAAAATGTTTGAGGGTAAAGAAAAAGATGACAACCTTCAAGACTATATGTACTGTTTAGCTGTTAAGCATTTATTTCCAGAGTATGTAAACAGAAATGCGGAGTTTTTATTTCTAAAGTTTGACCTAAAGAAAAAAGGTTTAATGAAAATGAGACCACTAGATG